AACACCACCGATACGCATTTCCTGTTCACTGTCTGTGTTGACTGCCTTTCTTATCTTGTCGATATCATCCTTCGGCTGTAATGACGGCACACTGTCAATCATTACTAATGGGATTCCTTCTTCTGCAAATCTAATAGCACGATTAAATGCTTTTTCTCCATACCTTGCTCTATACACAAGCATTTGTTTTGGTCTGTTTCCAAACAGTTTTGCTCTTTCTGCATCAAATGTACCCTCAATCGGTATATCTAAGCACATTTCATGCTGGGCGCATAACTGATAGCCAAGGGTTGTTTTTCCTGCGCTTTCTGCGCCGAATATCTCAATGACACGACCTTTTGGTACACCACCACCAATGATGTTGTCAAGGTCAACCAGACCTGTATTCCAACGTGCTATTTTAAGTGCATCCGTTTTACTTCCAAGACTGTATACAGAACCTTGTTCTTTTTTATCAATCTCATTGCATAATCGCAAAATACCTTCTTTATTTAATCCTTTTTTCATATTCTTCAATTCCTTTTTCCATTAATGTTCTAAGCTTTGTTGCAATTTCCAAGTAACGACTTTCTATTGTATCTGTCACAAACTTTGTTTCACAATAAATTACAAGTTCATCAAATTTGTTTAAATGCCATTCTGCCTTTTTCAAGTCCTCAAGTTTGTTTTTAAACTTATGTCTCCAAACATATTTATATGCATTTGTAACACAATATTCTGCCGTATGTTTCGCACCGAATACCATAATCATTGTATCAATACATTCAAGCGAACATTGCTGTTTATAATGTTCTGGATTTACATGTTTTTCAATCTGAAATTCCTTGTCCTTAAAAGCATCTTGTCTTAATCCTGTATTTTCCTTCATTTTTCTTTACCTCACTATTTTACTATGCTAAATAATATCCATTTTCTTTTACCATCTTGTAATCTTCAAACGATAATATAATGCGTTTTTGCTTTTCAATACATCCATAGCAATTAACGTCACAAATTATTTCATACACTTTTGTTTTATCATCTAAAAATTTCTCATGTTCATATGTAATGTTTGTTACATAACTCTCTAATATGTTCATATTACTACCTCGCCATTAATGTGCTGTTATATTTGATTACTCTTGAAAGGTATTTTCGTTTGTTAAACTCCAATGCTCCCTGCTCTTTCAGAATGTCGATTACACGGCTTGTAACGCTTCTGCCTTTACATCTATCATAGAAATTATCAAAGTCTCTGAATGAGCCTTTTAAACGCTCCTGTGCTATTGTCTCTGCCACTTTATTTCCTACACCTTTGATAATGCTCAATCCCTGCTGGATTACCTTTTCACCATCTACTTTTCGTATTGATGTTTTTGCTGTGTAGTTTACATGCGGTAACATGACCACTGCCCCATCCTTTACTGCACATTCTGAATATTTAAAAATGTCCGCATCGTTGTTTGCATACTTCATTTTCACATACCAGAACTCCGTTGGATAATACACTTTGTAGTACATCTGATCGATACTAATTAATGCATAACCTGTTGAATGTCCTTTGTTGAAACCATATATTAACATACTAGCCCATATGCTATTTGTTTGTTCTTTTGTTAGTCCTTCCTGTCTGCATCCTTTATAGAAATCTTTTTTCATCTGTTCAATAGTTGGAACGTATTCTGGTTTTGTAAGGTTCTCTGCTTTCTTCATTATTTTAAGCATATCAAAAGATTGCTGTGCTGTCAAATGTCCAACTTTCTGTGCTACTTCTACTGTTTGTTCTTGGTATAACATTGTTCCATATGTTTCTTGCGTGTATTTGTAATACGGTGTATTTGTGTCAACTTTACCAGATAATTTGTTGTGTGCATATGTTTCATGCATATGTAATTGTAACGGTGCGGGTCTATTTAGAGCATTTACGGCTATAATGTCATTTATACAATCACAATGTATCATGTCAAGGATTTTTCTAGGTGCTGATTTTTCCATCTGAAAAATACCATCCGTATTTCCTTTTCTGAATCCTTCAATAACCGCTTCGTCCTGTTCATCTTCTTCTGTAATCTTATGTTTTGTTTGTTCTTCTAATTCACGCATTTCTGACATTGTTTTAAGTCCCAATATGTCAAACTTTACGCAATTAATATGTTCAAGGTCATCCTTATCAAAACATGAACTCAATGCACCTGTTTTTCTATCACGCATGATAATACAGGTATAATTGGATATGTCAGTTCCAACTACTGCAACACCTGCGGCATGTTTTCCTAAATATTTAATTTTACCATACAACTTGCAAAAATGTTTTATAATGTTATCATGATTTTCATTAAATTCTATTGTTCTATAACCTGCTTGTAATGCTTGTATATTCAATTCATCATCCATTACAAATGTTCTAATGTATGACTTAATTTCTGCTATTGTTTGTTTGTTTTCTCTCGCTTCGTATTCATTTACTTCCTTTGTTGTTTTAAGTCCACAAACTCCTGCAAGGTCATTTACAAGATTATCAATTCCATACATACCATATGAACATATCTGTATTGCTTTTCCTTTATACTTATGGATTACATAATCAATGACTTCCTGTCGTCTGTCTGTTTCAAAATCAATGTCAATATCTGGCAAGGTTTTCTTTTCTTTACGCATAAAACGACTAAAATCAAGATTGTATTTAATACTGTCAACATCTGTAATTCCTATTGCATATGCTACCTCACAATTACACACAGAACCACGTCCTTTTCCAACTTCTATTCCATGTTCTTTCGCCCAGTTAATGTAATCCCTTACTATAAGGAAATAATCTGCAAACCCATGGTAATTAATTACATCAAGTTCATGTTTACATCTTTGTATATATTGTTTGTTTGATTTGCCTTTTTGTTTCAAACCTTGTTTTACAAGATTTAACAATTCTTGTTTACTATCTTCCAACCCAAGGTCTGGCAATTCAAGTTCAAGTCCATCTAAAATATTATCTTCTACTTTGTCATAGATTTCTTTCATGTTGTCCACAAAACGCTCAGCCAACCCAAAAGCATTTTTAAATTTCTTTGCATATAGATTAGCGAACCGTTCCATGATTTCATATTCTGATGGCATATAACGCTCTGAATAGGTATTCTTTACATCCAATGTCGTTTTTCCGATTTCATGCATTTTACAATATGTGTCAAAATCTTCTTTACTTCCAAAATGTGAATCGCTTGTCAAAATACATTTAATATGTTTTTGTTTCGCAATGCCCATCATAACATAGTCTGTTCTTTGTTGCGTTCCTTTATTGTCAATTTTATATGGCTGAATCTCAACATATAAATCTTTTCCAAAAATACTCTGGAACTTGTCTAATAACTTCTCTGCTGTTTGTTTGTTTCCATTTATGATTGCTTGTGATGTTGCTGATGCAATACAAGCTGTTGTACAAATAATTCCTTCGCTGTACTTTTCCAAAAGTTTAAAATCAACAATTGGTTTGTAATAGAATTGTTCCGTGTTTGCTATTGTCATTATATGACATAAATTTTTATAACCTTGTAAATTCTTGCAAAACAGATTTAAGTGGTAGCTTTTTCTCTGTGGCTTTTCCTTATTGAACTTTGGCTGAAAATACACTTCACACCCCATTACTGGTTTTATACCTGCTTCATTACAAGCTTGGTAATGTTTTATCAATCCGCTAATAGAACCATGATTGCTACTTCCTAATGCCCTATAACCAAGTTTCTTCGCAACCTGTACAAGTTGCTCTGGTTTTCCGAATCCATCAAATAATGAGTATTCATCATGCCTATGTAAATCGAAAAAGTTCAATTTTTCCGTCACTCCTTTTTGTTTTCTTGTTTTCTTTTCTATATTATAACAAAAGGGTTGAACTATGTCAACCCTAAAATTGTTTTTAATTTGCTTTTTCATCAGAACACATATCAAGGTATCTTTCAATACGTCCAATCCTATTCTGAATTACGTCACACTCTTTTGCAAGGTTGCTGTATGAATTCCACATGTCTGCATTAATTGCACTCATACGGCTCTCTGCTTCCATTTCCATACGCTGTTCTCTTCTGCCTTTTGCTTCTGCTCTTCGCAATTCCTGTTCAAATCTTCTTCTTGTGATAAACATTTTTTATTCCTCCCATTCATCCTCTGAATCATCGTCTTCCCAATCATCGTCTTCCCAATCATCGTCGTTTTCTTCTTCGTCTGCTTCTTCCAAAAGGTCAATGTAGTATTCTTTTGATTTTCTTGGTTTACAATCAATGTCACGTTCTTTACAGAGTTTGAAAAGTTCCTGCGGGTTCATACTTTCATAATCTGTTTCGTTTGTTTCATCATCTTCCCAATCATCATTCTGAGGTTCAGATTTTGCTTTTGTCTTTGTTTTTGTTTTGTTTGGCTTTTTCTTTGGCTCGTCCTCTTCCTCTAAATCCTCACTATTATCGGCAGGGTAAGCTTTATCAATGTATTTTAAAATTGCACTGTCGGAAAGTGCTTTTACTTTTGTATTTCTGAATTTCATCTTGTCAAGCGGAATGACTGAAAAGGTTTTGTTTTGCTGTGAGCCTACCTGTTTAATCTCATAATCCCTGTCACATAATGTTCCATAGCTTTCATATAATGATGCCATTGAAGGAATTGGTGAACACTGATTTACTGCAAAGAAAAGTATCTTTACTTCCTTGCTTTCATAATCGTACACACTCCATGCATACATGTTTCTTGTTCTAAGGTTTTCATCCTCACAATACTCACATTCACGCCCATATTGTTCCTGGCATGGAACATTTACACCTAATGCAAAACTGTCATGCATTTTAACTTCAAGTCCTTCTTCCATATCTGAGAGGAAACGGACTCTATACTTTGTTCCATCTTTGAAGAACATAAACTTTCCTTTGCTGTTACCGCTTTTCTGAATCTCACTTTTAATTTTAGAAATACTGATTTTTCCCATTTGTTTAAATCCTCCTGTTTGTTTTACACTTTTGATACTCTTACTTTATAATCATCAATCTGTAATGCACAAAAGTCTTTTGCACTGAAAACACAACCTCCAAATTCAATCCAGCCATTTTTATCATTTAAGATTGTTTCTTTATAGACTTTTGCAATTTTTTCAACTGATTCAATTAACTGTTCCCCTGCATCCTTTCCGATTGATTCTGCAAGTTTTGCATCAAAATCATCTTTGTTTTCTTCACGTTTCATATTAAATACTGGCTCATACATTTCAACCAGTGTTTTATATTCTTCGCTGTTCTCATTATATTCCCTTCGGATTACTTTGTCAATATTTAATTTTTGCATCGTTAATTTATGATATGCAACCATTTTCAGTTTTACTTCAATCACAATATTCATGTGCCTTTATGCTCCTTTTAACGGCTCGTATAGCCGTTTTTATTTCTTCCTCAGACATTTCCCCACAATCCTTTTTATCTTCTGGATATGGAAATCTGACAACCTTAAAATAGCGTTTCAAAAGTTCTGTTCCTTTTTCTCCACATTTATCATTGTCTAATGCTGATACAACTGTCGTTATGTTTTGCGCTTTTAACTTTTCTAACTGTCCATCTGATAAATGCCATCCGAGTAATGCACAAACATTTTTTACATGTCCTCTTGTTTTAATGCTCAAATAATCCATAAATCCTTCACATAAAAATACTACGCTATTTTTTTCATATGTTCCGCACAATGTTTCACGCTTTCTAAAACCATCATTATACAAATACTTGCGTTTCTGTGCTGTGTATTTATTTGTTGTTCTGCCAACCCATCCTTTGAACTTTCCATTGTCAAGAATCGGAAAAACAAACGGATAAGCTACATTGTAATTTGTTCTACAATCTGCTATGTTCAATGCTCTTGCATTAAAACCTCTTTGCTTCATATAGTTCAATGTTTCAATTTGTTCTTTTGTTTCGGCTTTGTTCCAATCAATGCTTTTTAATCCATAAAAATAATCGTGTGCTTCAATCAATGCTTGTTTATTGTTTTTCTTTCTTTTCTTTTTAAACTTTACATTAATTTGTTTTATTTCTTCACTGTTTATTATTTGTTCCAAAAGAATACAACATTGTAATTCATTTAATTCTGGATTTGCAAGTTTTACAAAGTTATAGGCATTTCCATTTACTCCACAGCCAAAACAGTAAAATGTACCATCATTTAAAGTTATTCTCATGCTAGGGTTTATATCATCATGGAAAGGACAAATTATATTGAACTCTGCTTGTTCTATGTCATATACTAGTCCATAATAGATTAATACTTTTGCTAGGTCTTTGCCATCATAAATCCTCTTCATGTCCCTGTTTCTTTTCTGTGATTCTTATATAAGGCTCTCCGAGTTTTAACTCATAGCAACCGGTTATTTCTTTTTTGCTAATTTTACCTACTTCATACAATCTGTTCAACTCTACTTCGTTCAACTCTTCATGTACTTCAATGTATTTTTTAAACTTTTTTGCATCAACACCACACGCTTTTAGATACTTTGCAAGTCCATTGAAATCTTTTATTGTATATGTTTTTTTGATAACTTGTTTCTGTGTTTCCTTTGATAACTTTTCTTTCAGTTTATCAAGTAACCAAATAATTTTCTTTGTTCTTACTCTTGTTATTTTCAACTGTTTGTTATCTTTGTAGTATTCATAACCATTGTCTAAAGTTATTTCAAATGTTTCAGTTCCTTTTTCAAGGTTTGAAAACATAAAATTTGAAATACTTACCTGCTCTTTGTTTCGTACTTCATTATAGTATTTGTCGAAGTTCTTCTTCTCCTGCTGTAATTCATATAACCGTTTTATGCTGTCTTTAATTGTTGTAATTGAGCTTCTCATTAATCAACGCCCGTCCTTTCTCAGTTCTCTTGTTTCTCAAAAACTCTTTGATGTCCATAGGGTATGAACTTCTTTCATCATCCTTTCTGATATAGAACAAGTCTGAGAAAAGCAACTCCAATTCTGTTCCGAGTAATGTTTTAACTCTGACTTTGCGCTGTTTTCTATTTACTCCAACAACTTTCGCTGTTCTAAGTTTTTTATAGATGTTTCCATCTTTTGCTTCTACATAGTGCATGAATACAACTAATGAACCAACCATAAGGTTTTCATCATATACTCTCTGCTGTTTTTCATGTCCATACTTTTCAATAATTTCATCAAGCGTTTTCGCAAATGCAATTTTGTTTTCAACATTTTCTGCATGATAAACTTTTGTTACCTTGTTTGTTTTGTTTTCCTGTTTTGTTTCCTCTGTCACTTCTACACACTCGGAAATCTTTTTATCAATATCTGCCTGTGTATCTTTGTTTTCGAGGTCATATTTTGTTAATCTTTCAATTAACTCTGCCTTTGTGAATTTGTGTCCCTTGCTTTCAAGCGTTAATCCTCTTTTTCTGCTTTCCTCTCTTAACTCTGCAACCTTCATGTTATTGTATTCCATTGTATGTTCCTCCTGTTTGCTATTTATTACTCTTATATATTAACACATAATATTTTATTTGTCAACAAAAAAATAATCCAAAAATTATTAACATTGCATATCCCACTGCAATGGTAATTGCTATTGTTCCAATAGTTTCTATCGCTTCTTTTGTCCATCTGGACAACTTTCTTTTTTTCATTACATTGCTCCTTTATAAAATCTCTTGTCATATCTTTTGCCATTTACTTCAACGACATACTGCTCTGGATATTTTATTTTACTTTCTCCAAGAACCTGTTTTCTAAGTTCTTCTACCGCATCCAGTAGCGGCTTCTTTGTTTCATCATTTAAAAGTTCTGCTCTCACAATTCTATTATCTTTCATTTTTATTTCCTCCAATTTGTTCTCTGTTTTATTTTATGTTTTGATTATACTACCAACATTTTTGTTTGTCAATAGTATAATCAAAACTTTTAACTAAATTCTTCCACCATGTCTAAACACATACGCTTCAATTACATCACGCATTTTTCTGTAATCCTCATAGTAGGCATATACAATGTCATTTACTCTCGGATTTGTCTCAAACAGTTCCAACAATCTCTCTGCTGTTTCAAACTGTTCATAACTCTTTTCTGTGTTCTGCTCTGTCATGTTATTGAAACATCTATCATTGTAATTGTAGAACACATGTGAATAAGTGTTCCATTTTCCTACTGGGTACATTTTCTTGTTTGTCTCTGTGTCAATTACTAATGTTCCTCTTTTTACATATTTACTCATTGTTTTGTCTCCTTTTCTTCTACGGTTGTTTTCTTTGTTCTTTATGTCTTAATTATATATCAAAGGGTTGAACTTGTCAACCCCTTAATTATATTTTTTTTAATCAAATAAACAATATCTTGCATAGTTATAACCTTGTGTATTTACAAAAAACTTTTGTTTCGTTTCCTCATTTACAATTATAACTACATACTGTGTATAATCTTTCTCACATCCACAAGGAACATCTTTCAGAAAATCAAAATCTTTTAATAGATTATTTTTGAAACATTCAAACTCTGTGTTGTTCATAATAAAAGCCATTGAACAAACTGCCTTTATATTGTGATACTCATTTTTGTCTACCAATTGTTCCGTGTACTCTTCAATGGTATTATTTTTGTTTAATCTTGGCTGACGTAAGTCTAATTTCATTTCTGTTTTAAATGTTCTTTTCTTCATTTTTCTTACCTCTCTGTTGTTTTCTTATTTTGTTTAGTTCCTTAACTTGATTTTATTATAACACAATGAACATAAAAGTCAATACTTATTTTAAATATTTTTAAATTTATTTTTAAACATAAAAAAATAAGCTATATAAAATATAACATAAATATAATTATATTATATAATATATAGCTTATAAGATTATTCATTTGTTTTATTTTGTTTCTTCATTTTACGAATTGTTTTGTCTGTGTATTCATCTTCATATTTCTTTTTGTATTTTTCATGGAATTTGTCTTGCATAGTATGAATTGCTGTTGCATCATAGCCTGTTCCATTAAGTTGTTCACACATTCTGTTCACTTTCTTGATTTCTTTTGTTACGTCAGAAACAAGGTCTGAAATATATTCAGCATCCATTGTTTTTTTTTTCTCCTTTTAATAATCACTCAAAAATTTCTCAAAAGTCGCTGTAACGTCATAAATCAAATTGTTTGCATTTGATAGCATTACACTATTACCTGCAATATCTGAAACTCTAACCACCAGCGTATTATTATTTGCGATTTTTAAAGGTAATACAAACGTGATTAATACTGTCCCATTGCTTGCTATTACAGTAGATGTTTCATAACTTCTAACTATCACATCTGCCGGATTTGAACCATCCGTTGTAATACTTTGTTTTTTTGTTATGCTTGCTTTGACATTTGCTACTTTACCCTCAAAAGGTGCTGTCCCGCTTTTCCATTTCATTGCGATAGAAACACAATATATTCCATCTGTCAGTCCTCCAATGACTAAACCACCAACAGAACCAAGCGGAAATGTTGCTTTGCTTGTAGCACTTGTGTTATTTACTGTTACAGGAATTTTGTTAAGTGAATAATAATCCTGTATTGACATGCTATCAATTTGGTTTTGTAAATTTCCTGCCGCATCTTCTGAAAGTTGGTCTTTCATTTTTTCGAACCATGCACCAAAAGCATCTTCGAACTGATTAAACAAATCTGTCGTTTCAATTTGTTTTACCGCTCCTGTTACGAATCCGCAATAATTGTTGTTCGCCCTTGTGTCTGTTATGTTAGCATTTGTTATTGTGCTGACCCCTACCCCTATTGCTATGACTGCAAGTACAAGTTCATGTATTGTGTCCGTATTAACAGGATTTGTATTCACAACTGCATCCCTTTTATCAATTTTAATTGTTCTTTTACTCTTGTCCAGTTTACATGTCACAACTGAGTTGATAGGGTATGCACTTGTATTAGAACTCATTGTTATGGTTGTATCTTCTGTCAGTTCATACCAATACCCATCAATGAAGGCACGTCCCGCTTTTACTGTTACTATTAATCCAGATTTTGCAACGACCTTTAATTGGTCTGTTGGATTTACGAACACACCATTCGTCATAAACAAACTAAACAGCTTTGCAAAATCACTCGCATCATATACACGGTCATACACTCCTGCTGTTTCGATTGCATTAAAAAAACCACTATTTTCTGCCATAATTAATCTCCTTTGTTTTATATACATATCATACTACTATTCATTGAAAAAGTCAACATATCCATACACTGTAAAATTATTTCCTGTACAATCATATAAATCTGTTGCTCCAATGCTTGCTATTGTTTTGAATGAAACACTACCATCAATACTAATTTTCATAAATCCATGCCACCATGTTCCGTTATTCATATTTAACAAAATAACATACGGCCACACATTTCCTCCCTTTGGTGGATATGGACAATTTGCCACATCTCCAACATACAAACCATTCAATTTTATGAATGTCCTCTTCCCATATTTGTACCATTCTCCAACGTTCGACAAAGTAAATTCGTCAGCTGGTATTGTCGGAAGTTGTTTCAATCCATTTTCAAGATTTTCAACCCTATTATCCAATGTCTTTTGTTTATTATCAAGATACTTTATGTTTACATTATTGTTCTCGATTTTATTTGCACTTTCCCTTGTTTCCTTCAATACATCCATGTTTTGTTTTAAACCGTATGAAAATCCGACGTCAATAATTTCTTGTGTTCCTGTTCCTTGTATAGTATGCACAATTGTAACTATTTGCACGTCTAACACTTTTTCTAATTCGCTGTCAATTACTGTACACCAATCTCCGATGTTGTAATCAATTCCAAAAACATACTGTTTATTTTGCTCGGTTAATGTTGATTCATATGTTCTTGTTTCCATTGCTTCTGCCGCTTTTTCATTCGTTCTTTGCTTTATTAATGTTTCATATTCTTTATCTGTCAGAGTCTTATCATCTTGTACACTTTGAATGTCCCTTGCATCAATCCATAGTTCCCTACGACCTATTCCTTTTTTGTTTTTGCTTTTTACATCACTATTTATTTCAATCTCATACCATTTTCGGCTTTCCTCTTCTCCATCTCCGGCTGTATATGCAACATTTGTGTAATTTGTTGTGTCCCTTGTATATGATGTCCTACTAATGTTGCTAAGACTTTGCGAAAAAACAACTGAAACATTGTTTTCCTTATTCCACTTTCTTCTGTCTGCCCCAAGTGTTATTGTTAATGATAATCCTTCTATGTTTGTTTTGTTTCCATCAATAACTTTTTCAGTTATAATGTTCGGCTCTATTATAATTCCAAGCCCATCTTGTTCCAACACAGGCTCTACTTCATCCCATATATAACCGCCTGTAACTTGCTTATCAATTTTACTGCACTGACTATTTAACTTTGTTGCATCTTCAAGACTTATATTAATTGGAATATACCTATCATCTTTGTTTTTTAAAATATTGTCATAAATTATTCCGCTTACAAAGTTTGCAGTATTTCCAGAATAAGAAAATGTTCCTTTTATTACCCTGTTTTTTAAAACAAACTGTACCATTCTACCAGACAGTGTATATTGATTATCGTAGTCCGAATCGGCTTCTTTTTCAACTTTGTCAACAACTCCTAAAATTTTTTTATTTTTCCCATTTCTTTTTGTATCAAACAGAACATAATATTGTTCGGTTTCATCTAAAAGATATTTGTTTTCTTCAATTATTGGAACATTAATTTTAAAACTTCCAATTCCTCTAAATTCTTCTGTATACTGAGCATATGTATATTTTCTGAGTATGTCGACCTTTTTCAAAAAACTATCTAAAATTTCAATCATTTTACATACCTCTTATATTGAAATACTGTTCTTCAAATTCGATTTTAACATCTACATTTGACATGTATTGTTTATAAACACTATATGCATAGTCATAAGTTCCTTTTTTTATTTTTATGAACTTACTATCATTTGTTAGATGACCTATTACATTTATTTCTTTTGTTTCAGACGCATCATGCAAAATTGCATTTTCTTTCCCTGTTTCCGTTGTTACTGTTATATAATCCCCCGGTTGCAACGTAACATCTTTAAATTCCAAAAATTCTTCCGTTTGTATAATGTATATCTTTGGGTCTTTTACGATTCTACCATCAGCGAATATCGTTATCACGCATCCTACATCCGAATCTCCGCTATTTAATATTGGTACGCTTCTTCTTTTTATTATTTCCCCAAAAACAACACCACCCTGCTTTATAATCAATGGAAAATGTAACTTGCCACTTGTTGTTGCAAGCTGTGTTTGTTTCGTCCCACCTTTTACAAACATTGGATTGAAACATTTTAAAACGACTGAAAACATACAAAATACTTCGTTGTTGTCCTCTTCATTTGTTGAATATTTTACCGCTGTTGTTGGTACTCCTTCTATCCTGTACTCTCCTGTTTCTATACTCACATTATAATATATAGAAAATAATTTGTCAAGTAACAATTTGTTTTCTTCGATTTTTTTTTCGCAATCGTCATAATACTGTTTCCAAGACTTTCCTACCCCTGTTACATCATCGGCAACAACATAGCCAACTATGCTGACTTGTCTAGTCCCAACAACTTCCCCTGTTTTGAACTCGCCAATTTGAAACGGAACTCTGTAACTTGTTTGTTCTACTGATGCACTTCCCCAATCAATACTATCTAAAACAAAAGGTGCTTTCGCACCTATTTCAATTTGTTCATATGTTTGTTTGTTTGTAATTGTTACGTTTTTAATCATTTTTTTCACCTACCTTTAAATACCGTAAAGCAATTCTTTCTTCGCTTGCTTCATCTGTCTTGCATACTCATATGGATTTGGTTTCGTGTTATAGAAGTTGAATGTGTCACCACTTCCTGTACCTGTTCTTCCTCTATTATACTCCTTGTTCTCCTGCGCTGTCAACACCCTTTCACCTTTATGAAGTTCTGCAACATAGCCATTGAAAGGAACATAGTCTAAACCATTTGCATGTCTGCCATTTACAGATTTACTTATTTCATTTGCTTCTGAACCTTTGTTCTTAACGCTGTTAAATCCATCAATAATACCTCGGAAGAAACTTTCTATCTTTCCTACAAAATCTTCGACCCATTGCAATACCCCACTTGCTATTGCCTTAATTCCTTCCCATAAAGCTGTAATAATGTCCTTGCCTGCCTGTTTCATTATTGTTTTAATAGCTTTTACTTTTTCTGGCAACTGTTTTATAATTTCCCATAGCTTGTTAGGTAACTCCCTAACATATGCTATAAAATCCGCAACAAATTGTCTTGATACGCCCTGCGCTTTCGCATCCATTTGTGAACCCCATGCAATCACTTTTTGTACTACCTGTAATAGCAAATTCCAGATTTTACTTGGAAGTTCTTCCACAAAACTGATTACATTCTGTATCATTTTCGGAACTTCTGTTTCTATCCAGCCTAAAACATTTTGTCCGAATTGAATAATTAATGCTATTAATTCACCAATTAAATACCCTAACATATACGGTAATTGGTCAAGAAATGCTTTCAACTCTTCTAATGCGTTTGGTATTGTTTCTGTTACAAATGTGTTAAGTGCGCTTGGTATTGTTTGTGTGAAGAAACTTATAATTGTTTGAATTATTCCAACTATAAACTGTGGAAATGCCGCAATTATTCCTTTTACAACTTCAATTTTTTCTTGTACAACATTTTTGAAATTTTCCAATTTCTCAGCCGCACCTTCAAATCCAAGGGCTTCTGAAACTCCTGCTATCAAATCAATTATGTTTCCGAATAAATTACTAAAAAAATCAACAAAACCGCTAAATATTTCATATACGCCATTTGCGGCTTGGTCAAAATCACCTGTAAATATTCCAACAAACACATCAATTACTCCGAGTATAACATCAAGTGCACCTTTTATAAAATCTACAATCGTCTGAAATGTTGTTGTAAAAAGTGGGGCTAAAATGTTACAAAATGTTTCCCATGCTTTTTTCATTCCATCAGCTATCGCACCAAAATCAATACCTAATTCTTCCAGTTTGTTTTTAAAATCAACAAATACTTGTTTAAGTTCATCCCAGATTGATTTCATTTTGTTTCGGAACTCTTCATTTGTTTGCCACAATGTTACGAAAGCCGCAACAAGAACTCCTATTATTGCAATTATTGCAACGACTGGCGCAGATACGCCTGCCAATATTAACTTTACACTTTCAATGATTTTTCCCATCTTTTTAAATGCACTGTGTATTTTTAAAATGTGTTCCAAAAGCGAACCAAACAAAAGCAAAACTGGACCGACTGCCGCAACGATTAATCCTGCTTTTACGATAAAATCTAATTGTATATCCGACAAATTTGTAAACCACTCTGCAAGCTTCTGAATCCATTCTGCAAGCTTTCTAATGTATGGTTGTAATCTTTCTCCTATAACAATTCCTGCGCCTTCTAGGGCTGATTTAAGAAGTTCTACGCTACCTTTTGTTGTGTTTAACATTGTTTCGGACATTTCATCACATGCGCCATTTGCATTATAAATTGCATCCGACAAATTGTTAAAATCTTCGTCACTTGAATTAACGATTGCCATTAATCCAGACATTCCCTCTTGTCCTGCTAACGATGCCGCAACACTTGCTTGTTGTGCTTCTGACAAGTTCCCGAATGTTGCTCTTAATTCTTCCATCAGTTGTTTTAATGGTTTAATTTGTCCTTGCGAATCGACAAGACTTATATTGTATTTATCCATTACCGCTTGTACTTGTTTAGTTGGTTTTGCAAGTCTCGATAATGTACTTCTGAGTGCTGTTCCTGCTTGACTTCCTTTAATTCCGCTGTTAGCCATTAATCCAATAGCTGTTGCAGTATCTTCTACGGAATAACCTAACGCTCCTGCCACTGGTGCAACATATTTAAAAGTTTCACCCATTAACGCAACATTTGTATTTGAACTGCTTGACGCTTTTGCTAAAACATTAGTAAACCTTGTTGCGTTTGATACCTCTTTAGAATAACCATCTTTTAATACTTTACTTGTCCCATCTGCCGACAAACCAAAAGCTGTCATTGCATCTGTAACAATGTCTGAAACACTTGCTAAATCCTCGCCAGATGCCGCCGCAAGATTCATTACACCGCTAATACTATTCAACATGTCATTGGTGTCCCAACCTGCCATTGCCATGTATTTAAACGCTTCACTCGCCTGTGTTGCACTAAACTTTGTCGTTGCGCCCATTTTTTTTGCTTTATCCGATAACTTTTTAAAATCTTCACCAGTAGCACCAGATATTGCTTTTACTTCTGCCATTCCACTTTCAAAATCTGTTGCAACTTTCAATGATGCCGCTCCAATTCCTGCCAATGGAAGCGTTGCATTTTTTGTTAATGTACTTCCAACTGTACTCATTGAACTGGATAAACCTTTTATTTTTTGTTCTGCCGTTGCTGTCTTAGAACCGAATACTTTCAAGTCGTTGAAAGCACTCTGAAAGCCTTTACTGAACTTGGAAGTATCTAATTCAAGAAAAGCAACGGCTGAACCCATGTTTACTGCCATTGCTTTTTCCTCCTGTTTGTTTTATTTAATTGTTTCAATAAAATCACTAAATGTCGTATAATGTTTTGCTTTCTGTTCTCTTCCTTGTTCTATGTAATGTGGTTTTTCTTCATTCTGCAAATGTGCTATAATGTTTACACAGGCTTCATTGAAACAAAATGCTGTGTATTCATCTTCTATGTTTAATACGTCACTTGGCAAACACTTGAATGTTTTGCACATTGCTAAAACTGATTCAATTCTGCTACTCTGTACGAAAGGATTCTAATGCCGCTACACCTCTTTGTGAATAGTTAAATAATGCCACCAACTGTTCATCTGTTAATTCTACTCCTGCGGCTGTCAAATCTTTGTATGACGGCTCTACAAGTGTTTCTCCTGCAATCATTTCAAGTACATCACAAAGGTCTGCCATCATATTGTTATCTTCTGTGTCGAATCCTGCTCCATCCTGTATGAAAAGTTCATTTGTTTTAACAAGCAAATTGTTTGGGATTTTACCAGACTTTACAAGTCCCAATAAACTCGGTCTTTTTACTTTTGCAATGAAAGGTACACTTTCCGTAAAACTTGGAAGTTGTACGATTTCTCCACTTGCACTTTTTACTAATGTTTCAATATCCGTTACTTTCAATTCTTTCTCTTTTTTTGTTGCCATTGTTTTCTTTCCTTTCTAATGTTCTTTTTTTTTGTTATTCATTTGTTAATGAATAGAAACTGCTGCAACTTGTTCTCCATCATTAACATAGTCACTCTGCACTGCTCTATTTCCTTCGTCATCCCTTAATGCACTATACTCTGAAACTGTTGATGATGTAAAATCCGGCAATTGTGCAACATATGAAATTTTGTACGGTGCTTCTCCTGTTTTTGGTGCGCTGTTGATTGCATACTCTGGAACACGGAATGTATCGTCTTGTGAACCAACTCCGAACGGTGTTCCTTGGCAGTTTGGGTATGTCACTTTTTCATACCTTACAATCTGACCACTTGCATCATACTGTGCTGAATATGTGTCCATCTCAAACACATCTCCTTTTTCATCACTTCCGGCAACAGGTGGAGTATATACAAGTGTGTTATCGCTGAGTTTTCCTGTGATTGTTCCACCTTGTAAAATTTTTGCTACTGTTGGGCTGAATACATTATCTGTAAGAGTTATCTGCACACCAGTTACGGTTGTTGTTGCTCCTTTCTGTGCTAACAGTTTTCCAAGTTTAACGAGTTTGACAGCATCTGTTGTTTCCGTCTGTACATCTACCGCAATTTGGTTTGCTGTGTCAAGTGCATATTCTGTTCCACTATTTGTATCACCAACACGAATGACCACAAGTGATACGTCAATTGTTGGAATTGATTCTAATTTCTTTTTTGTTGTTGCCATCTTTGTTTCCTCCTGTTAAAAGTTTTCTTTTTTTCTGCATCCATAATACTGAAATGATACCATGTTTGCCTTTACATTTTCATCATAATATGATGGTGTTTCATTCCCTACATACATGATCGTAGGGTACATTTTTTTTAATGTTTGTTTTACATCAAAAATTATTTTTTCAAAAATACTGTATCTGTTTTCTGGAACATAAACCATAATTGTGTATATCGGTCTTTCACTCGATACTGTTAATAAGTTATATGTTCCATCTAATTTTATGACAATGTACGGCTCTAAACATTCACCCTGCTTCTGTGATGGAAAATAAGTTTTAAAGCCATTGCTTGTTAAACAGTCATGTATTTGTTTTAAAATACCTTTTCCCATTTTCTATACTCTCATTTTACCAATCATGTCTATATACCCGTCAAGAATTTCTTGGCTGTTTTTATTTACTGTTTCTTGTAATATAGCATATCTTTTTTCGTGCGCTAATTCAAGATATATTCCATAATCAACACCATGCGATATGTAAATCCTTACAGTCTGTGGTAGTTTTTCAACAAAACCTGTGAGCCTTTGTCTTGCATGTCCTGTTCTGTCTGTCCATCTTCTGTTTACTTTGGCATAGTTCTCAAATTTCTTTGCCCCTTCTTGTGCATACATCTTGATTGCTATATCCGACTTTGATTCTAAATTGCTAAGTTTTTCTAAAACCTCACTTGCATCAAATCTAATTTTTGCCATTCAGCACCAACTCCAATGATATGTCTGCTAGTATGTTTTCTTCACAAATATTTGTTTTTGCTGTTACAATGTAATTGTTTTGGTTCATTGTTACAACATCACCAATCTGTACCTGTTCTGCATTATCATAAACACACAAAAGCATTGGTTGTGCCTTTGAGTGTGTTACATTTCCATCAGACACGTTTTTTGTCCTGTAACCGCTCGTTGTGTGAAACAATCCACACAATTCGCAAACCAATGCTTTTTCTTCTGTTTGTTCTCCATATTCATCTTTACCTGTTCTGTAAAATGAATAGTCAGAACCATGTGTTTTGATTTCCCTTTTTACCTTGTTTTGTTCATACTTCTTTAGTTTCATTTCAAAACACCTGTATTGCTTTCAACATAGTTGGAAGCGAGCATTTTGAAATAGCTTGAACTGTCTTTTGTCGTAAGTCCACTAACGCTCAAACCTGTTACTTCGGCTTTCATTAGTAACCCATTGTAACTCGCCTTTTTTACATCATTGTCGTACATAGACAAAAGCTGTAAAAGTTCTTCATCCTCAAAATACGGACATTGTTTTTCACGCAAGTTAAATTTTAATTGTTCTAACACATCCATCATGCCAACCTCCAACCTGTTTTATTTAAACATTTCCTTCTCTTACTGCTTTTTGAATAATACGTCTTGCTTCTTTCACATTGCTTGCACTTGACGTATCAATGTCATGTTCTTTTGCAAATTGTTTTAACTGTGCGCTGTTCATTTCAGAAATTGGAATTTCATCTACTTTCTGCTGGACTTCTTCTTCACCGAAATCTGATTCATTCAACATTTTATTCTGTGCATAGTCATTTTCTTTTTCAATTCTATTTCCATCATCATCAACAAGAACATAACCTTTTTTCTTGAAAATGTTTTCATATGCTTTACTGCTTACCTTAATAGGCTTTCCATCAAATCTTTTTCCGATTGCTTTTCTAACTTTTACAAATGCCATTGTTCAGACCTCCTGTTTGCCATCCACATCAATAATGTAAATCTGGTCAGCTGTTGGAAAGTCTGGCAGACAAATCTGTGTTACTTTTGTTTCGACATTTACTGGGTCTGCTTTTGTCATCGTTGTAACTGCAACACCTGTGTCAGTAATTGTTACATTTGCAACTCCACTTGACATAAGGTCAGACTGTTCTGGTGTAGTTCCAAACCATGTATTGCCAAGTGCGCCATCTGGAAACATAACAAATACATCGTCCTCGATGAATCTTTGTTTTGTTCCATCTTCATCAATGTATTTTTTGTCATACTTTACAATCTGGATGCCTAATTCATCAGACAGGAAAGTAAGAATTTTATTATCAGAAATATGTCCTTCGCCGTCTGTAATTACTGCGATGGATTTTTTAATTTCTGTGTTTTTACGGAAATAGCCAAGAATTTTACTTGAGCAAACCGCTCTTGTAATTGTTACACCTGCATCCTCTTCGATTGTTTCAATACCCTCTTGAATCATTTCAATAATGTTTGCTGTCGGGTCACTCCATGCTTTTGTTGCATTTTTCTTGTGATTCTCTGGCATACGATAATCATATGTATAAGCCTGCCCATTTCCTTCAATTTCAATTGTACCTGTGGAAAGCATCATCATTCGCATACGCTCTCTTTGCGCTCTCGCACCTCGTAATAAATCCATTTCATCTGCAAATACTCTGTTTATGATAACATCAATGTATGCACTGTTCCCTGTTTCAAGGACTTTATTTAATTCCTGTCGTAACTCTTCATCAATGTACTTCGATTCCTTGAAGAATGGCATTTGTGCGGCAAGTTTTTCAAAACCGATACGCTTTCTCGGAATTGCCTGTACATCAAATGCTGACGGTTTTAATACTACTGGTAAACCAGTAGCACCTTTAAGCCACTGTAAATCAAGTCCAAGTTTCTGTTCATCCGGGAACAACTCTTCGCCTAAATATGGCGGCTCATTTTGTAACATTTCTTCCCAATATGCAACGATTTCCACGCTTGTAATTAAATCAAAAATTGACATATGTTTTTATTCCTCCTGTTTTGTTTTAACAAGCTACAAATGTAATCTTGTTAAGTGCTGTTTTTACTTCATTTGTGATTTTTGCTTTTGTTGTAGCATCAATTCTGTTTGTATTTACAAATCCGAATAATAAGATTGCTCCATTATTGTCCCCTTGTGTAAGGTCAACATCATGCAGTAAAATTCCAACTGCATTTGATGTTCCTGTTGTTGTAACAGCTGGTGTAAAAGCTGTTCCTCTAGCATCAAGGTTACCTGTTACCGGTGTACCTGCTTTTGCAATTTTTCTTCCTGTTGTACTGTCTGCAACTCCGCATGTATCATCTACTACGATACCCATTGCAAAATAATTGCTAGGGTCAATCAAAATCTGAGTTGTATCATTATATTTTGTTTGTGTAACTCCTGTGTTGTTAAACATCCTATAACCTCCTGTTTGTTTTATTTAAAGAAATGGCTTTCTCTCTGAGTTTTACGTTTGTTTCCAAAATAACGACTTGCAAATGTATCATCGTTATCTTCTTTATTATCACCCTGTTTTTTGCCATCTTCTGTTGTTTTTTGTTTTGTTGCACGTTTGCGTGTTACATTGTTTTTCTTTGTTTCAACTTCTTCTTCCTCATTTGCAAAATAGAACTTTCCTGCTTCGCTATCTTTGATTTCTGCAATAACTGTTGAAACATCCTGATCATTTGTTACCTTAGCTTTTGCAATAATTACAAGGTCATCAACCATTTCTGGTCTTGCTCCAAGTTTTACTGCTTCAAGTTTTGCATCAGATAAAACTCTTGCTTCACGCTCTGCCGCTAACTGTTTCAATGTTTCAGAAAGTGTATCATTTGCTTTTTCAAGGTCTGATTTCTTTGCATCCTCTTCTTCTTTTGCTTTTGTTACAATGCCTTGCAATTTCTCTTTGTCCTCAACTCCAAGACTTGCCAAAAACTCCTGTAAAGCATCTGATTTTACTTTTTCAACATCAACTTTTTTTTCTGGTTCTGTTTGTTTCTGCTGTTCTGCTGTTTTTTTCTCTTCAACAACTTCTGTTGTTTTATCCTCAACTGTTTTTGTTTTACCTGTATCTGTTACTAAATCTGCCATTGTTATTCCTCCATGAAATCTCTTGCATATTTTGTTTGTAAAATCTTCATTTCTCTTTCAAGCTTCTTTTTTCTTTTCTCAATATTTTTTACTTGTTTCTCGTACTCCCTCTCATCTGTTATTGTTTTTAACAGTGCTGTGTTCTTTCTAATTTGTTTCTTTTTTGATAATGTTGCATCCGTATCAAAACAAATTGTAAATTTTGTATAACAATACGGACACATCAAAAATGTTTTTGTTACTTTCAAGTTTCCGAACTTTTTATTTTGTTCATAAATACGTTCGTTAAACTCTTTCTTACATTTATCACATTTCACCATTGATTATATCACCTACTTTCGGAAATGTCAATTCATTTATGAAAATATTTTTATTTTCATCCAATAATTTTTTGCCGTTACAAACATCTTGTAATATTGCTCTTTTACTTCTTAACTGCTTTGTGAACTTTTCACTTTTTCTCTGTGTTTTCTTTCCTACTGTCTGCTTTTTAATACGTTTCATGAGTGCGTCCTTAAACAGCTTTTTGTATTCTCCTAAAATGTTTATTGTTTCTTGGTTGTCTAACTGTAATGGAATTACCTCACCACACTGTTTGCATTTGTAATATGTCAGTCTGATGTAATCCCCATCTTCTGTCCAACAATCTTTGTGCATTGTTGTTTCGCTATCCAATTTGTTTATACATCCACACTTGTTGCAAATTCTCTGAATTTCCATTGTTTTTTACTTTCCTTTCTTTGTTACCTTTATTACATAAAATCCTCGGCATATGCATCTATGTCTGGATAAGTACCGACAGGCGAATTATACCAATCAGCTATTTTATCTCCTATTTCATTCATTGTATAAGGGATATATGCTTCAAAAGTACACATACCATTTGGATGGTCGTCTGGCAACGTATCCTTGGTAAACATGCGCCCATCACGGTCAAGGCACAAATCACACGTCCTACCATGTATTCCTGCGCTATGCCATATATACGCTGTTACAAATGGGTCTTTTTCATTCACCCTTTTGAAACTCTGCTGATATGCATGGCTTATAAGTGTTCGTGCTAACCTTTGTGCATTATAATCAACCTTTCCGAAATAAAATGTTTCCGTTTTTCCTGTTTTCGAATTTTTCCATTTTATTGTTTTGCTTTGTTTACTTGCACTAGGGTCAACATACTTTTCAACATCCTTTGCAACTTCATAAGCACTTTTTCCTTGTGCAACACCTTTTGAAACTATTGTATTTATCTTTCCTCTGTTCTGTTCTTCCATCCTCCAAATTGCTTTTGAAAACGTCCATCCATTTTGATATACATTTCCTGTATAAATGTTTTCTATTATTTGTTCCGGTACATACTGAAACGCTTCATGTATGTTTCGGAATCCACATTGTTTTAGAAATGTTCTGCAATCCTCAACTACTGCAATAGATTGTGTTCGCATATCAGTTACGATTCCATTTTTAATGTCATTACTTAACTGCTTAATGCGCTCATTTATGTTTCTTCTCAAAATCACAAGGTTTTGTGTCTTGAGATTTTTTTGTCCTAATTTATTTATTTGTTTTGTTATGTCTTGATACAGGTCAGAATACAATTTTCTAATTTTCTTTTGTTGTTGCATTGTCAGATTGTTTCTGACCTGTTCAGCATTTTTCAAAACAAATTTTGCTTTATCTGATATTTGTCTCACCACCTTATAGCAAAACTCTTTCTCCTGTTAAAACATTTGTTACATAAACATCCGTTCCATATGTTGCTCTCATTTCTGCAAGCTGTTCATTTGTATAAGAACAAGTTGTTTCATCATCATGCAAAATTTCCATTCCCATTTCTTCCATTTCTTTTTTAAATTCTTCTGATAATTTGCTTACCTCTGATGCTCTGTTAATTCTTTCTACCATTTCCATTACTTCTGCTTTTGTCATTTCTTTGTTCTCCTTCACATTTGTTTTTGTTGTTCTCTCTTAACTTGTCTTTATTATATACCAGACAGAAATAAAAGTCAACAACTTTTTATAAATTTTCTAATTTATTTTGAACATCAATTTTTTCAATTCCTTCTTCAACTGTTTGTTCTGTTTGCTGTTTGTTCAATTCTGTTTGTACATTTGTATTCATACTTAATGTGTCAAACATGTTTTGTTCTAATGCAATCTGCATCAACTCTTCATCAATCTGTGCATCCGTTTTAAATTCATCCTTGCGCCACTTTTTGATATAAGACTTTCTGCTTCTTGCATTTGCATTAATTTCCGCAATGTCATTGTCTTTTTCTTCTTGTTCATCTTCCATTAATGCATATTGTTCTACCACGTTAATCGTATACTGTATGTCTTGTAACGATTCTACTTTGTACAATTCCTTTATAATTTCACTGTTTAGCTTTGCCAATGAAATTACATGCATAAATATTGTTTCAAGTGCAGGAATCCATGTTTTCATTTTTTCATCACATCTTACTTGTAGTGGATAATACAATGCCTTTAATGCTTTTCCGCTAGTTATTGTTCCTGCCATTGTTTCTTCCGAAATGTTTGGAACATCCAATTGACCATACATGGATGTTTTAATTCTGTCCAATGTTGTTTTGACTGCTTCTACATGGTTCATAGCTGGTGCAATCATTCCAACACTGGGATGTACTTCATTCTGGTTTTGTTCACTCTTCAAATCCCAATACGCACCTGCTCCAGAGTTAAGGTTTTTTGTTGTTTGACCGTTCATATCAACTGTATAACGAATAGGGTTCATTCCCTTATGTTCACTGTCAACATCTGCATTTGCCAATTTTGAAAAGCCGCTTTCTTCATCCATTAAATCCTCAATCTCTGATACTCCCATTTTATCCTCTAATGTTCCGTCATTTGTTATAATGACAGCAGGAATGTGTTCAAGGTCTAACGAATGTTCTTCGAACAAAACTTCAATTTCTTTTCCAGAACCGTCATACAAAATAGAACTGAAATAAATTGTTCCGTTGCTTTCATAATATTTATTTACTAAAAATCTTCGCTCCCTTTGTGTTCTACTCTGTGTTACATTTTCAAAACTAACGAACTTTGTCAATCTTTCTGTATCACAATCTGTTTCAAAATAAAATTGTAATGCATTATAAAAATGTAGCTTAATTCCATCCTGTTCTGAAATGTCTGCGAGTATTGCAATTCTTTTTCCAATGAAACAATCTTTTGCACTCTGAATCAATTTCTTCGAGAACTTGCTATTTTTAATAACTTCATCAATTACTTTTTGATATTGTGCTAAAACTTGTTTTTCTTCATCCGATGTGTCATTTCCTACCACATTAATTTCTGGTGTTTGGCTAAACATAAAACGTGCTTCTTTATCAAGTAGCGTTTTTGCGATTTTGAAATTAATTCTGCTTGGAATATAGTCTCCCGCTGTTCCGATTGGATAAAACCTTGCTCCTTCTCTATAACTGATATAGTTCCTTTGAATCTCTAAAAGTTCCTGTCTATAAAGGTTCAATCCTTGTTCTACTTCCTTATTCAAAACAAAATAAGGAAAACTTTTTAAGGCTAATACAACATCAGCTCTTTGTTGTTCATCTTTTATTTCTTTTGACATGTCTATATTGTTTCCTTTCTTTTAAAAATAGCTATTTATTTTATGTATATATTTTAACATAACATTTATTATAAGTCAATATATTATTTAATAATATAATAATATTATATAATATAAAAGGGTGGCTTTCGCCACCCCTTTGTTTTAAAACTGAACTTTTCCACCAGAAACATTTACTTTTGTTTCTAATGTTCCAGTATAATTAAAATCTACTTTTCCATTGTGAACAAACCACACTCCCTGTTCATTTTGTGCCAGTCCAGTATAATTGAAATCTACTACACCTTTTTGTAAATAGAACCATCCATTTTCATTTTTTGCCAAACCTGTATAATCAAAGTTTACTTTTCCATTTTCGATTCTCCACCATCCATTTTCATTTTGTGCGATTCCAGTATAACCAAAATCAACAGAACCATTGAATATCTTCCACCAACCAAACTCATTCTTAGCAACAGTGTTTGATGTAAAATCTACTTTTCCATTTACAACATGCCACCAACCATTTTTGTTTCTAGCAACAGTTGTTTTGTTTGACTTTTTACCATTTTCATAGTAGTACCAATTGCCGTTTGCATCTACTGTATCTGACAACCCTGTAAAGCCACTATTAATTACTTCTCCAATGTCTAATTCCTTTCCCATCATTGCATATGCTAATGCTTTTGCAACAGCCTTATAACCTACTTTGTTATACAAGTCATAATCGTCTTTATCATCAACGAAACAAACTTCAAATAACAATGCAGGACATGTTGTTCTGTTCAAATACTTTAATTTTTTTGTTTCTTTTGTTCCACGGTCAACAAATCCAAGTTTAACCATGTTCTTTCTGGCAAGTTCTGCAATCTCAGCTTTTCCGTTATTTGTACCGCATAACCATACTTCAAAACCTGCTTGTTTTCCGTCACCAGAATTGTCATTTCTTCCACTGTTTAAATGGATTTGACAAGAACGGTCAACGCCATGCGAATTTGTTTTACTAATGCATTTGTTTAAAACATCATCTTTTCCTGTTCCATTGTTCTCTGTGTCATCCCAAACTGTTACACCACTTTGTTTTAGAATACTTACCATTTCTCCTGTGATAAGTCTATTTTCCCGCGATTCGTCTAATAAATCACATGCACCACATGCAATTTTTCCGCTTGGATTGTGACCTGCACTTACACTGATTTTCATTTATGCATACCTCCTAAACGCTTTATAAGCCATTTTAAGCCATTTATTTTGCTTCTACTTCTGGAATACCACCAATGCTTGTTAATACGCTTATAATGCCGCTTAACGCCGCACAAGATGCGACCATTTTCCAATCTACGGCTTCCAAGAGTGCGCTTGTACCAATTAATGCTACTGCTGTTTGTGCCACTGTTTTAATTGCTCTTACTCCTGCTTTTTTAATCCATTCTACGGTATCCACATTTGCTTTAAATACACAATTTTTAAACATATATTTGTCACTCCTTTTCATGTTCTTGTTTGCACATTTCTAGTGCATGACTTACTTGTTGTAATGTTTTTTCATGTTCATCTAACTTGTCCCATTGCCTTTTTTGCGAATCTCTCATATGGTCTTTGTACTGTAACAATGCTTTTTCTTGTTCTTCAATTTTTTTATTTTGTTCATCTATCTTCTCTGCTAAATGTTCTATGTTCGAAGTAAGGATTGTCATTGCTTTTGTGTTATCACTTAATGGTTTGTATATAGACAAAAACAATCCAACAATAGCTGATAACCCTATAATCATAGTGCCTACGACTTCTGCTTCACTCATGTTAATTACCTTTTGCCATATATGTTATCTTCATATAACATTCTGTATCATTCTCCACAATTGTTAAATACACGCTCCCAACTTCCTGCACCAATTACGCTGTAAGAATCATTATCTCCAAGCTTTACTGTGATTCGATTGCTTGTAAAATTCTTTACAAAAACTGTGAACGCTTTAACTTCATTTCAAATAATGTTTGTTAATGTTTGTTTTCCTGCTGTTAAATTTAACTGTTTTACATCTTTCATTTGCTTATTCTCCTTTCTCCACTAAACACTGTACGCCCTTTACTTTGTTTTGTTTCCTTTGTTTCAATTACTTCTGTTTTGTTTATACATGATTTGTATTTAGGCTTTCTATCCTCTAAAATTGATACTGCTAATTCCATGCCATTATACAGACCTACCATGTAATTATCTTCTAAATTATTCTCCTGTACATTTTTTAATATTTTAATCTGTTCTAATTTTTTGTTTGCATTTTTTAACATTTTAGAATACCTCTCTAACTTCATATTTGCCATTTTAAGCGGTTTTAATCATTCACCCTTATACTTTATCACCCTGCCTTGCTATTCGTCTTTATTTCCTTTATATCGGCTACTGTATATGTATCTAACGCATACCATAGAGCAGAAAATGTATGTGGGTCAATATTAAATTCATCATAAACAGCATTTCCTTTTGAATCCTTTGCATAGGTTAAATCCTTTAATTCCCTTATTGTGTTTTTGCATTTTGGTGAACATACTATTTTGTTGAATCGTTTTATCTTCTTTGTATTTGCCAACCTACTTCCGATATACTTTTTACATCCATACATGTTAAAACCTTGCTGTCTGTAATACTGGATTGTTTTAGGCTCAGCACTATCTGCACATATTGGTTTGTTACATCTTTCTGCACGTTCCATTGTTTTATTTACAGAATCAAGATTACTGAATTTATCATCTGTTATTTTGTTTCTGTATACTTCATCATAGATATACAAGATTTTGTTTGCATCATCAACACAACAACTTATGAGCGCATTGTATGATGTTTCAAAGCCAAAATCCAAACCAAAGAAATGATACTGTGATGTAATACTGTTTACTGCATTTACAAACTGTTTTGAATTTCTTGCAATTTCAAACTGTGGTAAAACTCTTGTTCCATTAGCACCAAAACGTCCCCACCTTGCTACTACCCATAAACGAGGGTCAGACATTTTTAATTTATCCAATCTTTCAATATATGCTTTTGGTAAAAATGGATTATCTGTCGGTACACTATGATGGTAGTATGTTCCATTTATGACCAATGTCCCTGCTCTGTAAAATCTATTTTCATCACAAATAACTGTTGTTTCTCCGTTTTCTTCTAAATGTGTAAAGAACGTATTGTAAACCCAGTTTTCTTTACCTACTGGATTACAAGACAGAAAAGTGTATAGTGTTTTGTTTGGTGTTCTGATACGCCCTAATAACTCTGTATATGCATCATATCTTACTTCGGAACACTCTTCAATCCAAACCATTGAAACTCCATGAATTGACTTTAATTTCTCTGGATTGTCAACACCTCTAAATATGATTTTTGAACCGTTTGGAAATCTTATTTCCATTGGAGAACTAACTACTATTACTTTTCCATCTATTGCTTTTGTTTTATTCGTTGTTGTATCGGAAAGCATGTTCATTGTTTCAAGAATATCTTTAAACAGTGCAAAACATGAATCTTTGATTGTTTCTTTTACCTGTCTAACAACTAATGCTGTTCGCTTTTCTTCCAATAGTTTTAAAATAAACTTTAATGCAATATGGTAACTCTTCCCACTTCCATACCCACCTATAAGCAAATACTCTGTATAATCCCAGTCTGTTAAAAAAGATGCAAAACGCTCAGATACCTTTATATCTGTTTGCATTTTTGTTTACCTCACTTTGTTTTATAATGCCACAAAAGACAGATACAACATTTATGTACCTGCCCTTTGTTTCTTTTATTATATCATATTCGCTTTATGTTTGTCAATGCCTAAAATCCAAAAATTAAATCAATGATACTGCTGAAACTTTCAAACGCTTCAAGTTCACCGTTCTCTTTTAATTCTTTAAACATCCTATTCTGCTGTTCTTTTAATGCTCCATTTACTGCAATGTCTGCACACTCGTATAATCTGTTGATTTCTTTTTCTGTGTTTGTTGCAGTCCCTTCTTTTACTTTCTGTTTTAACTTAGCCTGTTCATATGCATACACTGTTGTCAATGTTGTTAATGCAAGTGCAATGTTTGAATTTGCTCTCTTAAGCTCTTTTTCAAGTCCTACAACTTTCTGCATTAACTCTTCATTTGTTACATTTGTTTTTACTTCTTTGTTTTCCATGTTTGTTTCTCCTTATCTGTTCTTTGTTAATATGTTCTAGGTTTTCATCTAATAGGGAAGAAAGGAATCGAACCTATGACCACTGGTTTATAAGACCAATGCGCTACCACTGCGCCACTTCCCCATAACTACCCTAACTGGAATCGAACCAGTATTACAAGATTCAAATTCTTGTGTGCTACCTTTACACCATAGGGCAATGTTGTGGTTTTCATCTGCCAGTGTTTGATTACTCACCACAACTGGAAAGGGATTTTATTGTACTGTGTTTTAATGACTTTACACGTCAATGTTTCAGAATTTACTCTTCTACTCTTAATGTAAAACCTTCCTCCAAAATATTTTTGTGTTCTTTATGAAACTCATTCCACTCCATTTCATCAAATAATGTTTCTGTTCCAAACTTCTCGTTTCTTAAAATATAATATTTTTCCATTTTTCTTACCTCACTTTTGTTTTCTTTGTTTCTTTCTGATTATATATTAACATAATCACTTGTGTTTGTCAATAGCTATTTTAAAAATAAATATATATTTCATCTTCATACGCTATTATCTCATCTATTTTATTTATATCGTAACTCTTCAATACCTTAACGCCATCTATTACTCTTCCAACTCCTGCTCTTTCACCGAATGTTTTTTTATTTCCACTTTTCTTAGTTGGAAATGCTTTTACTTTTTC